TAAGGGCCGCTTGATCCGATGCTTGCGCCGGGATATGTCCGGTTGCCCATGCAAGGTGCAAATCCTTGCCCAGATAATTAACCTGAGTTTATTTAAGGCAGACCTTCTCGCACAAACTTATAAACAGATTATGACCGAGGCGGAGCAGCTAACCGTCTCGGTTTTAATATTCCTCATGCACGGGAATGGCGCTGAAAAATCAAAATGGAAAGTTAACGTTCCATGAGATCGACAGTGACCGAAGAGTGCAAATGATGGAGCCCGTCTGTATGACTGGCTCTGCGAAACGGTCGAGGAATGTGAAGCCGGAGAATACGGAAACGGCGGTTACTCCGAGCGCCGGTACTCCATGCGTTCACCCATGCGGCATATGCCCATGAATTATCCGATGAACCACGGATATTCCGGTTATCCAGGATATCCTTCGGAATTCATGAACACAAGTTACTGCGACCCATATACGTATGACAGCGGTATGAAAATGTCCTCCAACCGCATGAGTCACGGAGAGGGTTACAGCCGCCACAGCATTGGAGACCGTGCCGTTGAAAGGCTTGAAAACCTGATGGATTCGGCAGGATCCGAATATGAAAAGGAACAGCTGCATAAATACATCCGTATGATCCGCGCGGCCGCGGAAGAAGGCTGATCCAATAAAATAGAATCAAAAAGCCTCGTTGGAGATTCCTTCGGGGCTTTCATTATATTAGAGAGGAAAGTGAGGGCCGTAACGATGAATCAGGAAGAGTATCTGGCCCACCACGGGGTAATCGGCCAGAAGTGGGGTGTACGTCGCTATCAGAACTATGATGGCTCGCTGACCACACTCGGAAGAAAACACCGCGGCCTCGGTGAAAATAGCAGCAAAGCGGTCAAGACTATTGAAAAGGCTATAAAAAAGCGCCGAGCCGAAAAGCGGGCAATCCGAGAAGAGGCCAGAAAAGCATCCCGGGCAAGAGCCGTGGAACTGGAAACTGAAAGACAGGCACAGCAGCATCAGAAGCTGAAGGAAGAAATCCGAAGAAATCCGCGGAATATGTATAAATATCGTGACCAGCTTACGAAGGATGAAGCGAAGGAACTCATTGAACAGATCGAATGGGACCGGAAAATGGCAGACATTCGCTTTGACGAGTACCGCCGCTTCAACAGTCGGGCAAAGGAAGTTGCGAATACTGTAACAACTGCGGCGACGATCATGAATCAGGGGATCAAGCTCTATAATGACTCGGCTCTGGTATTCAACTCGATGATTGATCATCAGGTACGGGCAGGCGCTATGAGTGCTGCAGAGGGTGCCAAGGCCAAAGCCAAGCAGTTGGCCTGGGAGAAGGATCAGAAGAAGAAGGAAGAGGAACAGAACCAGACCGATACGACGAAGTAAAAAAACAGGAGAAAAATCAAAATGGCATTATCGAACACTGCTGTACCGAAATACTACGGCATGTTCCGGGATGCCGTTTTAAGAGGGGAAATCCGCGTCTGCCGCGAGGTGTCCATGCAGATGAACCTCATCGACAGACTCATTGCGGACAGGAGATTTTATTACGATGACAGCGTGCTGGACGGATGGATCCGTTTCTGTGAGAGCGAGCTGACTCTCACCGACGGCGGAGACCTGGTGCTGCTTGATAGCTTCAAGCTCTGGGCGGAGGACATCCGATGCTGGTTTTATTTTATCGAGCGCAGCGTATGGGTACCGAACAGCGACGGACCCGGCGGCCACTTTGAAAACCGAAAGATCAAGAAACGGCTTCGAAACAAGCAGTATCTGATCGTCGGACGAGGCGCTGCCAAATCGCTCTACTGCTCCTGCAATCAGGCCTATGATCTGATCATCGACCCGGAAGCAACAGATCAGATCGTGACGGCGCCGACGATTCGACAGTCAGAGGAAACTCTGCTACCAATCAAAGTCGCTATCACCAAGGCCAAGGGGCCGTTGATGCGCTTTCTGACGGAAGGATCCTTACAGAACACCACCGGCAGCAAGGCAGACCGCGTGAAGATCGCTTCGACGAAAAAGGGAATTGAGGACTTTATTAATTCCTCAATCATTGAAACACGCCCCATGCGCATCGACAAGCTGCAGGGTGCCCGGTGCAAATACGCAACGGTCGACGAATGGCTCTCCGGAGACATCCGGGAAGACGTAGTTGGCGCGCTGGAACAAAGCGCAAGTAAGCTGGACGACTGGCTCATTATCGCGGTGAGCTCGGAAGGCTGCGTGCGCAATGGACCTGGCGATACTATCAAAATGGAATTGACGGACATCCTAAAAGGGGAGTACGACAATCCACATGTGTCGATCTGGTGGTATCGGCTGGATGACAAGAAGGAGCTGAATGATCCGCAGGCGTGGATCAAAGCCAATCCGAACCTCGGTGCGACAGTCAGTTATGAGACCTACAAGCTGGAACTGGAGCGTGCTGAGAAGAACCCGTCTGTCTACAACGATACACTGGCGAAGCGTTTCGGAATTCCGACGGAGGGTTATACCTACTTCTTTACCTATGAGGAGACTCTTCCGCATCGCAGGCAATACTTTGACGGCATGGCCTGTGCGATGGGAATGGACCTTTCTCAGGGAGACGACTTCTGCGCGTTTACCTTTCTGTTTCCGCTTCCGGGCTACGGATTCGGTGTAAAAGCCAGAAGTTATATTACTTCCTACACCTTTCAGAAATTGCCGAGGGCTCTGCAGAACGAATATGAAAAGTTTATTCGTGAAGGCAGCCTGGTTGTAATGGATTCGACGGTACTGGATATCGGAGACGTTTATGAAGATATATATCAGCACATCGACGATAAAAAATACAACGTCCTTTGTCTGGGATACGACCCGTATAATGCGCCGGTATTCATCAACCGCTGGGAAATTGACAACGGTCCGTATGGCATCGAAAAGGTGCCGCAGGGAGTGAAGACAGAATCAGTCCCATTGGGTGAAATTAAGATCCTGTCAGAACAGCGTCGTCTCGTGTTTGACGAGGAAATCATGATGTTCTGTATGGGACACTGTATCGCTCAGGAGGACAACAACGGCAACCGGAAGCTGGTCAAGAGACGGCGCGAGGAGAAGATCGATAACGTCGCGGCCCTGCTTGACGCCTATGTTGCCTATAAACTCAATAAGGACATGTTTGAATAAACAAAGGAGGAAACCAGAATGACCGAAAATGATTATGTCATTCTTGTAGACGAAAACGGCACACCGTATATCGCACACGGCGAGCGGTATCAGCGTTTTAAAACCAACTTGAAAAACTCCCGCGCGGTGAAATATCTGGCCCGCTTCCCGAACTTTTACGGGATGGGTAAGACGGCGTATGCCTACACCGAGCAGCAGCTCAGAAATCTTCGCAACGGCGGCAGAAAAGCGGCTACGGCGGTACAGAATACGGCTAAGAAAGCCGCAAAGTATGTCGACGATCACGACGCTGGTCTGACGGAAGCTATCGGTGCACGCGCCGCACAGAGACGTGTGAACCGCGCCAATAAACGTGGAGATACGGAGGCCGCTGAAAAGAATGCTCGGCAGGCATATCGTCTGCGTGAGCAGAGTCGCCGTGAGTACAACAGCAGCGGCGTGAAGAAAGCTGCAGATACGATCGAAAAGTATGGCAGCACTTCGCTGAATGCGATTCGCGGAGCTGCAAATAAAGCTGGCAATACCATGAAATCCGCCGGCAGGAGAGTCGGTCAGTTTGTTGACGATCATGATGCCGGCCTGACGGAAGCAATTGAAGCAAACCGTCTGCATCGCCAGTCTCTGAAGGCCGCACGTAATGGCGATACAAATAAGGCTGCAGCTCTTGAACGGGAAGCCGGAAGACAGCGCATTCAGAGCCGAAAAGAACGCGAAGATGCTGTTAAGGGCGTGAAGAATGCCGGCAGAAGTGCGACTAATGCTGCCAGAAATATTGGCAATCAGGTGAACGGGCAGATTAAGAATGTTCAGAATGCCATTGACAATAAGCTGGATCAGGTTAAGGCCGGGCGTATCGCCAAGCAGCACGAACGCAGGCTCGCTGAAATCAAGGACTATATGGACAAAATCGCCGAGGCGAAAGAAGCCTTCGAGAATGGCGATACGAAAGCACTGAGAGAACTGCAGAATGCTGTCGATTCGGTCAGTGACCGTATCGGAGGCGTTCAGACCGTCCTTACAAAGAGTGATCTCAAAGATGTCGAAGATTTTCTTGACAGCGTCGAAGAATATCTCGATCGCGGATATGAGGCCGCCAACCGCAGGAGTAATAT